TCTTGTAGTGTTAGGTTTTGAGAATTATCCATTGCAAATCTTTCTATGTTGGATTTCTGTTATAAGAAAGGGGGCCGGTTGGCCCCCTTAATTTAGTTAGTTATTCCAGATCTTACTCAGGAGCAACTGTTTTCACTAAACCAATACGTTCAGAACGAAGGCTGATGAAGCCGTGGTAGAAGGTAATGCTTGAGAAACCGATCTTACCGTAAGGATCAGAAACAGTCGCCATTTCAGCACCAGGCTTCTTAACGATGATCTTAAACTTTTGTTTACCATTCTTCGCGCCAGAGCTTTGAAGACCAACAGTAGCAAAAGAAGCGTCGCCAACAACCAGCATCGGATAAACGTTGTAACGTCCACCTGATTCTGCGTTACCTGGGTTTGTACCCACGTCAGCGCCAGCACCTTCCCAGTGCATCATGTTAGGGACAATGATAATGCGGAAGTCACCGACAGAACCAATTTCACCATTCAAGATTGTAGCTGCATCTGCGTACTTACGAATAGGTACAAATGCTGCGTTACCAAGACCGTCAACCATGTTTTCAACAGTGATCTGAAGCTCAGAACCAATGTAAAGCAAACGAGAAGCGTTAACAGTCATTGTGTCTGTCATCCGTGAACCTTTGATCACTTTAGTGTTCTTAGGGGTACGGTTGTCATCCAGAGTGATGCTCAAACGTTTCAGGTCAGAGTAGTCAACAGTTGAGATGTTTGCACCCTCACCTGTAATTTCTTTGGTATTGGTTGCAATGCCGCCGAATACAATAGTACCTGCAGCGTTAAGCAAATCAATCTGCAACAGATCTTCAGTGATTTCATTCGCACCAGCCAACAGTTCACGTGACATGTGACCGTAAAGCTCACTATCAGTATCAAAAGTCAACGAGTCTTCAGTAAATTCAGTGAAGAAACCATGTTCAGCAAGTGTGCCAGAACGTTCGATACGAGAGAAGCCAACGCGGTTAACACGACCACCTTCTTCGTTCATTGTCGGCATACGACCAGCGATTGTACCAACATCTTTAGAAGAGCCGTACATATTACCGCCAGCTTGAAGCTTCACAGCACCAATATTTTCTGCAACAACCAAATCAGCTTTCGCTTCAGTAAGGTACTTAGCCTGTAGAGCATTAACAGTAACTGACATGAAACCAGCACCAGAAACACCAGAGTCATTGGCACCAAGAGTAGCAACTAAGGTTGAACCAACATTATCATCAATGTTGACTTTAGCTGAAGCACCATCAGCGTTTGCAACTTCCATAACCAATGCAGGAAATGTTACAAAGTATTCTGTCAACGACATAGTTGCACCAGCAGCATCCAAACCTTGGTCAGAAACGTTACGGTCATCCAAAAGAGGAACGTAGTAGTAAACCTTCAGCTCTTTACCATAATGCTTTGGCATTGAACGGACATCAGCTAGAGGTGAGAAGAACGACTGTTCAACAGCATCAATGAGCGAACGTCGATCCCAGTAAGAAGTGTTGTACTGTGTTCCCATTGTTGACGGGGAGCCACCAGCAGGATCATTATATAACTGTGTCATGAGGAATTCCTTTCATTCTCTCAAGTGGATTATTTTAGCCTGGATCTCCGATAGCTAACATTTGCTCGTCGGTCATGCTATTATAATCCGGTGTGTCGTCCTTTCCAGGATTGGAAGGGGTGCGACTTTGGGGTTGTGAAGAGAGACTAGGATTGGGCAACGCCGTCTTCTGCTTGGCTGCCTTCCGTGGGCCAGTGTCAACAATCTTGGCTTTTACTTTAGCGGGATCGGCTGAGTTGCCTTGGTCTGGTACAGAGTTAAAGTCACCACGGTTTGTCATTAGTTGTCCAACCATTTTGTACGCTTGTATAAACGATACGTTAGTTAGTTTGCCGACATTACGCTGGTAATTCACCTCATTGTTAACTTTCTCATAGATCCCATTATCACGTTGGTCAAGTAAACTTGTGAATAAAGTTGGATCTTCTCGTAAAGCTTCTTTAGATTCATCGTCCCAACTTGAGACAACTTCATCAATAAATCCTTGGCCACCTTCACGATCTTGAGTTGCTGTGATGGCATCTGAAAATGCTAAAGTCTTTGCATCTCCTTGATAATTAGGGTTTTTATAATTATCAGCACCTTCCATATCCAAATCAATTGGATCAATTTTATGAGAGGACAACAACTTTTTAATTGCTGCAGGATCACCTTTGTCGAGATCAATCAAGTAACTTAACTTATTTACATCATTGATACCATGTTGAGTTAACATCTGATTTAACTGACGCATTGGCTTCATTTCTGCCAAACGACGGGAGTAGTTAACACCCATCTGCATCATACGAACAACATCCTCAGGATCTTTAACTTCCATGTCTTTGCCATCTGCTTTGAACTTTGCAGTAACTTTGTCATAGAATGATTGAACATCCCCAGAAGGAGCTGCAACCTCTTGAGGTTTTTCTTCCTTCTTTTTTGGTTCTATTTTTTTGACATCAACAGCAGGTGCCTTATCATCCGGATCATGGCCTTCCTCTGGCGTTGGATCTTCTTCTGTTTTTTGTTGTTCCGGCTCCAATGTGCCTTCTTCACCTGTTGGGGTGTCAGACCCATCGGGTTGTTCTGGATCTTGGTCGGCAGGATCTTTCGGATCAGCTTCCTGATTGTCTTCAGCAGCACTAGGATCTTCCTCCTCTGAGGTAGTAGTTTCTGGCTCCTGGGATTCATATACAGGTGCTTGATTTTCGGCAGCCTGCATTTCATCGACCTGTTCTGGTGTCAGAGCCATTAACTCATCATCAGTAAGAGAATCGAATGTTTTTACGACAGTATCATCTGGCATGATTGTTATCCTTTCAGGTTAGGGTTTATTTACTGCGGCTGCTTCAACTGATTCGTCGTAAGCTTCCTGTAAATTTTTAAGTTCTTCACTAGCAATAGTGCCCTTTTGAATAAACTCAGTTAGGAATGTACGTAGGTTTGCAATGCCACGTAGATCTTCTACAGCACCTTCAAAACCTTTAGGTGTTAGTTTACCTGAAGCCATCAAAGAACCTAAACGGTGTGGTTCCTGTACCATGTAAAGATCCATGATAATTAGTTTAAACTCAGGTGATTCAGTTAACTTACGTGAAGCGTCTGAGAGTTTGATGAGGTGCTCACAAGCTGCCTTATGTTCTTCATATTCTTCGAAGGTCATTGCAGTAGGTTGAGCTTCCTGTCCTCCATCGTCATATAGTGTGGTCATCAGAGTATATCCTTTCAAGATAGTTGATTTCACGGTTTATGGTTTAGTTATTGTGGTAAAGCAAGGGGTTCCTGTGGAACATCTGGTAGAAAATCAGCTTGTGGTTGCGCTGCAGGTTGAGCATCAATAGCCGGAATCTGTTCAGGTACTGCGTCATCACCTCGATTAGACAACTCATTGAAGCCAACTGCAGCAGAAATTAGACCACTAGGAGTCTCACCACCCAAAATACCTTTGGTCACTTCAAGATCTTGGTTCCCACGGGCCTGTGCAGCAGAGGCTTCGATACCTCGTTTGTGGTTTTCACCAGTCAAGTTCTGTTGAGTTTCCATACCAATCTTCTCAGCTTCAGCAACAGTCTTAGCAACTTTGGCTTTTTCAAGATCCAATTCAGCTTGTGCCTGCTCAATAGCAATCTCTGCAAGACGAACTTGTTGTGGATCTGGCTCTGGGCGATATGCCCGGATCTTTTCAGCCAGGTGTGGCATACGTTTAAGATCTGCAATCTCAGACAGAATAACTGCATTCATACCTGGATCTGCATTTGGGCCTTGTGTCTGTAGGATGAAACCAAGGTCTTGAGCTTTAGCTTCATCGGCAGCAGCGGTAGATATGGCAACTTTCATGTCGAACTTACCTTCAAGTTCATCACGACGTACAGTTACAAACTCTTCATCTGTTACTCGAACAACTTCTTCATCTGTTAAGAACTTCTGATTCATTGAGATGATTTTTTCACCAATATGTTTCATACCTTCAGCTAAACGACGAAGAATACTAATCTCACGTTGACCAGCTGCATCTAGGGCACCATTAATACCACGAGCGACTGAACCAAATGCATCACCGGTTATACCTCCTGCAAAAGATTTAACTCCGGAAAGCCCTTCAGCTTCAGCATTCTGAAGTTGGGACATTTGTAGAGCCGATGTAGGGATCTCTGAGTAGGTCATCTGTTGTACAGCAACTTTAGGGTCAGAGTTTGGATTGTATTCAAAATCTTCACCAGATGTGAAGCGTCGTTTATTAACTGGATCTAAGAAACCTTTGGCATACCCTGTTTGTCCATTGGCAGAACGACCTAGTAAATCAATCATACCTCGACTAACTGCACCCAACACGCGTTGGTTGTCTTGCAGGATCGAAGCATCAGCCTCACCAAAAGCAGATTCTAGGATCGGCATGTACGGAACAACTACAAATGGGGCCTTACGATCAGGAAAAGGATTCTCAGTCATCTGGATGATTGTATCACCAATGAATGAAACCAAAATAGGAACCATTTCACCGTCACCGTGAATATCAAATAGACCCCAGTATTCATACACCAAGATTTTCTGTTTATCTGTATTTACTCGTGTATCTGCTTCTGGAGTATTTGAAGTGTGATCCGGGTCACCGAGTTTAGATTTAACAGCATTTGCACGCCATTGGACTTTATCCAAGTTTTTAAAAGACTTACGTTTTCTGATATCAGATTCGGTTGCCTCGTAGGTATAGATCATAAATTGCGCATCTTCCCATACTCCATCACATGATGGATCAATGAAGAAGTTACGTATATTAATTATACGGATAGACGGTTGGTTGACTGTAATCTTGTTCTCATAGCCTTGTTCAGTTCCAGTCTCTTCTGCAGTAACTGGAGTACCATTTTCAATAGTGTATTCTACGGCAGCCTGAATATCTTCAGGTAAATTATAAAACCGAGGATCCTCATTCTGAAGTAATTCCCCTGCAGCCTGTAGAGAGGCCAGTAATTCTTCATTTTCAGGATTGATTTCAGAGTAGGAGTACACAGGTGCATCCACCAATACCTTTTCAACCTTACGTTCCCAACCTACACGAAGAACGCATGTACCTTCATCAACAGTTGTGCGCACATACCGGTCAATGAAAGACACTTTACTTAACTTAGTATCAAACTGCCAGTTCAGTAGAAGTTGGTTTTGTCGTGTTGCTGCAACATCTGCTGCGGTACGTGGCTTCAACTCATACATACGATCAGTATCTAAAAATGGTTCTGATAATGCAGGGTAACGCCATTCGTTATGTTTACGGATAAGTTTGGGCTGAACTTTCGAACGCCCAACCTTGTTTGTTTTATTCCCGGATTCTTTGCCTGTGGCATTACGAAGAGCTAACCACCCATCAACATTGGCTGCCTGATCTTTGTTTTCTGGACGAGCAAATTCAAGATCCCCTTTTAAATCTTGTATGGAAGGTTCTTTACTCCACTTAGTTAGACGATCTTCAGGAGCCACATCCAATTTCTCTGGATCCGTAGGCAACTCGCTACCACTCTCATTTTTATGGTCTATGGTATCATTGGTTATTACATTAGAACTGTGCGCCATTACGGAACTCCTACTTATTTATGAGCCAGATACAACATCTGTTACTTTATTGTAAGCATCAACTGCAACTTGTTTTTCACCTGCGCACTCTATTAGAGCATCTCCGAGACGTCCCATACGTATTTCATCTGAACCAACAGAAGAACCTCTGACCGCTTTTATTACAGACAGGGGGTGAGGACAGGGTTCCGAAATATTGGAAGGTAGTCGATCAGGGCGTACCCCATCGCCGCTGAAGCCGAAACACCCCGTCAGGGCCAACACCAGGGTTGTCATTAGTAGCGAGTGTTTCAAGTTCATAGACTAGATCCTCTTTTTCGGTTTTTAATGTCTCAAGTTTGGCTGCCTGTTTAGCAACAACTTTACCTAAGTCAAATAGTTCCTCTTGAGTTTCAAGCCTGACTTTCTCAACTTTAGCGTAGGCGTACTTCTTACCATGACTAAAACCAAAGAAAAATGTACCTGTGAGGAGTACTAGAACAACACTCCCCATGATTAAATGGCCTTGGATTCCTGTAAATAATTTGAACATTACATAAACTTCTCTACCATACGATTACGAAGAAATTCTCCTACAGCTTCGGCAGACAAGTATTTTTTAAGATCGTCAGGCAATACTCGGATATCCCATTTACCACGTTGTCGTATACCCAATGTAGGTTGAACTTCAGCATGAGTAAGACATGTCCACTTAGAGACACGGATATCGAAAAGACGGCAATACTCAGCAGAGCGTTCCAACATACCATCTATACCAGACATTGTAATTGGTGACTTACCTGCATTAACCATATTACCATTAACAGTCGCAGCTGCCATACAAGCGACTGATAGGCCAATTGCCCCGGTGTTAGCGTTGAGAGTGTGAGATACACCTACCCGACCAGGTATGTAAAAAGCTTGCTGCTGTGCTGGTGCAATACCATCATAATGGTTTCCCTCCTTATCAAACACATCGTTGTAATGTTTTAATGTGAATGGGGAAACAGTATATGAGCCAGCTGTCCAATGCCAATGAATTCTTGTAATTCCCGAAGGGTCAAACAAATCTTCTTTATGTTCAGCGTTCAAACCAGTACTAAAGTTGGCTAGTGCTTGGTGGATGGCGTTTCGAGTAGCAGGCCCATTCATACCATCAACAGTCAAAGGTTTATCTAAAATGTTAAAAGAGTTGATACGGATTTGATAATCTCGAACAGAGCGAGGAAAGGCATGAACGTTTGACATATTATTCTCCTAATGATTTCCATAATCCTTGAGCAAATAAGTTACGCTCAAACTGCAATATAGGCACACCTGTCATAATATCTATATATGGTTTACCTGTAGTTTTGTTGGTGATAGGGCACCAATGTCCTGCGTATATTTCCCAATTATCCGGGGTTGGTTGGTCATCCTGGTATGTGATTAACCATGGCCCCCAATATTCTACACTCTCTGATGGTGGCCTGTTTACGCCCACCCCAGAAAAACTCTCTTCTGTGTTTACGTTAACAGTGGTACGTCGCTTTGGTGCATCATCAAATAACACATAAGCAATAAGACCTTGTCCCTGTGTATCAAAGGTACATCTGCGTTTACGTAGTTCACCTAAGATTACAGCACCTGAAGGTAGGATGTCTATTCTGTGTACTACTACGTTTGTAAATGGGGTGAGCATGAATATATCTCGATACATACGAGATTCTGTTAATTTAGGGGATTGTATAATTACGTTCTGAATAATAAATAGTAACGCTAAACCTAAAGTAAAAGTTCTACGAAATCGATATCCAGGTTTATAAGTTAGATCACCCATTTGCACTAACCTCACCATCTTTCAGATCTTTGTGTTGTTTAGCTAAAACCTCGGTACGGTACTTAAACTTGTCCATGATATACCGGATAAGTAATATACCCAGCAATCCCATCATGAACGCACCAGTAGTACCAGCTTCATCTGAAATCTTAATACCTATCATACTTTCCATAAGTCCTAATGCAAATGGGCCTAAGTATTTAGCACATATTCCACCCATAATTATTGAACCTACACCAGTTTTCCAATGTTCACGTTCAGAGTACCAACGAACAGCACCCCCCGCCATACCTGCAAAAACTACAGACACTGTAGGGTCATTATACATAAGTTGTACAATTGATCCTATAATTATAACGGTAGAGGTTGTGTTGTCTATGACAACGTTTGGTTCAACAACTTGTAGTTTTGTTAGCATTACACGAAACCTCTGTCCTCGAAGCGGGTGTCCTCTTGTACTTCAGACACGCTGCTATTGTTTTTTGCTTCATCCTCGCCAATGTGTCGTAAGTAGGTTGCAAAGTAAGCATCGCCTTTGGCCGTATGTTCTGCCCCATTCATATGGGAAAAATAAAGAGATGCAACGAATAGTTGTAATGCTATCTCCAAATTAGGTGGTAAATTAATATTCTCTGTGTCTGTGATAGGTAGATGTTTTGACTGATACCGGATTCGCACCTTCGGATTCAGAAGTAACATACTATCTGTTGAAAATCGTAAGCTATTAAAATTAGGCGTCATTATGTGCCCATTGGTGTCATGTGCATGTGTACGTCCATCCTCTGCGATCACATCCAACACCTTCACAAAATCAGTCTCAACAAATGCGACGTTATCAACCACTTCAAGATAATCACCCACACCGGCATCAGTGAGTGGGTAGAGTTGTTTACTTGTTTGAAATGTGAGATCCATCATAGCCGTAACCAGAGGGAATTTAGTAGAGAGATCTACCAACCCTTGGTTTGTAAGACTAAGAATTGTCTTAACATAATCGGGGTTCAATGCACCTAGATTAGAATTATCTACAGCGGCTGTACTTTTCAATTGCCCCATAGCTAGGCGTGAAGAAAATTGTGTAAATGTCATCATAGTAGGATCCGATCATAATTTGAGAAGCTTAAACCACATAAGATCCAAAAGATCCATCATCAATCTCTTCTGCGTGTAAATCATCTTTACCCCATACATGCTCATTTCGAGGCACAGAATCGTCTCCCTCAATTGGCACATCTAACCCGTATGGTTTCCATGGATTCATGTTCTGAAGCATAGAGATTGTATCAAGAGAGTCATCTTTCCCTTTAATACCATCTTTAGTAGCCAAAGCAATCTGCTCCATCATAATACCAAGAACTTTACTGTTTTTCATCTCTTTAGCAAAGAATATCTTCTCCGCTTTAAACAGTGGAACCACAAGATTAAGCCTGGCTAATTTGTCTACAACTGGACGAATGCCAGGCTTTCCTTTTTCCCCAGCCAAATTAAAATAAGTATCCCGGTTCTGCATCTCCATCTGAATCCACTGAATAAACCCACCTTGTTGACCTGAGATCTCTACACCAACGCTCTGAGGGGCGTATTCATCAACAAAATTAAACAAATCTTTCATAGTTAAATCCATGGTTTGTCGATCACATATACCGTCTACCCAGATCCAGTTACCCATGTAATCGTATGCCCATACAGAAATAACTGAGTAATCAGCAGTCTGTTTAGAAGATGTTGCAAAGTCAGTTGTAATGTAAAAATTGTACAGATGTTTATTTCGTAGAATGTCAGAACGACTTTTCCAATAAATATCCCCTTCTTGGATTAGCCGGCTCTCATCTGAAGTAATACGAAGCATTAGCTCCTGTCTGAAGTTATTTAACTTACCGGTTCTGACAGCTGCATCATACTGATCTTTGACATACGAGTATGCAAAACGATCTTCCCAGGCGCCACGAAACTCCTCTTCAGTACAGGGAAACTTCTCACATATTGGCCAAACGTTTACCTGCCAGGCGCCGGATTCAATTGCTTCGTACACAATATCCTCTTTGTTGAAAGGAGTACCATTTAGAATCATCTTCCAACGTGTAGGATCCAAAGCAAAGGCGACACCTGAGTACACGGTGGCTTTAATCGCTTCCATGGCAGTCTTTGATTTACTATCAGCATCTGAAACCAAGTCATCCATGACAGCGAGTACGGGTCGTTTACCAAATATCTTCGTACCACGAATACCAGATTTAGCACCGAACATCTTAACTCCAAGTTGGCCGCCTGCTCTATTTTTAAATTCTAAGTAGTTTTCTGTGAACTTAGCTTCAGGAACCCAATACTGCATGAACTCTGACCGGTTATACCGGGTTTCTATGCTATTACGTGCAGATTTCACACCATTGTCCATGGAATCAGAAATATACAACATCCCGGTTACTTCACCAAAGTTGGGTAACTCCCCAAACACAGCAAGAAACATAACCAAGTATTCCATCATAAGTGTGGTTTTTGCAGTACCGCGAGCACATAGGTTTGCTGTTCTCGGTTCTTTGGTTGCAATTTTATCCAACATGGCCAAATGCATAACAGGAGTTTTGTTGTCTTCTCCAATATCCCCATTAACCAACTTGATGAAATTCATGAACTTTAGTGAAAACTCTGACGGCACATATTTACCATCATTTAGTTTATCAAAGTCAATCTCGTTGAGAAAATCATCAACGGTCTTCTGGGTTATGTAATCTTCCATGAATTCATCAGCTGTTTGGGTCATGCTGGGGTAACATTTTTCATAGGCATTTGAGCAATATCATTTGTGGTTGTATCAGGGTCGTGCTCAATAGCTTGAAGTTGCTTCTTACCTAATTCTCGTAGGTTATGTTCTAGGGCAGCCATACCATCGGTAACAGCAATCTCAATTTTTAATTCTGCTTTATTCTCTTCAGGACGCTTCAGATGGGTCAACAATGAGTTAGCAGCATCACATCGTACTTTATCACTCACAGACGGATCAACCATAAGATCGTGTTGGGTATTCAATGCCTTCTGAAAGAACTCTTGGTTCATGAGCCAAGTAGGAACATATGCCCGTTCCATTACTTTAGTGACTAACTGTCCCTTATTGTAGGCAGACACAATAGAGGAGATGTCTTTCTCTGGTTTATTAATCTTAACCATATTGGCATAACGGTCAGGGAATGTGGCAATATATGATTTCAGGTTAGATTTACCCATCATCTTGTGGGACACATACATAACCGCAGATACATAATCCCCTACTTTAAATCGACCCTCTTGCAGTACCTTAGAAAATGTAATGAAGTTATCACGCATATTACGCGCTTCTTCAGGATCTGAAGATAACGCATTAAGCTGATTTACCATATCTTGTGTCATAGTATTTCGATTAGCTACTGGTAGCGATTCTCGAACTTGCCCTAGTGTCAGCATTGCCTACTTCCTTCCGTGGTTGCACAAACTGCGTATAAACCAAGAAACAGAAAAGATGCAAGATTTTACTTTACAGTCAGTAGTCTACCTTCTACGTTAAACGTACATGAAATAACCTAATGGTGATCTATATCTCTTAAAAGGCTCCCTCTTCCACGGGGGCTTTTTTTGTGGTTCCCTGTCAAGAATACTATTCTGCCTACTCATGAAAAAAAGAATAATATTCTACATTTTAACCAAAAACACCCCAATATCGCCCATATTAGTTTTCTACTGTAGCTTTTTGTAGGGGTATTTTCCTCATATAAACTAATAAAGAGAATACTATTCTGTTTCAAAAACTTGACAGCCCATCCTCAAATTCTGTAGATCTTCGTCAGCGGCTACAATCGCAGACACCCCATTTAGCTAGTCCGAGTTCTGTTTATAAACCAAGGGATCAGGATCCGAGGTTTAACACCACAACTTTCTCACTCACCTACATCCCGCGTTCGAAAGAGGTTTCTACAATCAAAGGGGATTGCTCACCTGCTCATTCCACAGGAATAATACCGCTCGACAATCCGGGGAGTTATAACAAGTCCATATTAATATATTTTATTTACACATCCCGATCAAAATACACTCACTCGTATTCTCGGTAACACCAACCTTCAATAAACTCCTCCGCTTCGCTCCCCCATTTATCTTGATTGCCTTATACCTCAAATCCTCCCTCCTGTTTTTCCATCTCAATAATCGGAAGGGTATTTTGAAAATTTTAAAAATTTATATTTTGAACATATTATAGGTATCGATAGAGGTAGGG